CTACTTAGCCTCTGTATGAAGCGTAGTTGTGTTCATTTCCACGTTCTCTGTGCCTTCGAAGGCGGTTTTCTGAATAGGTTTGTTATACTCCATCCAGGCGTCCTGCACCGTTGCCAGCAGCTTTTGACGATCCACATTAACACCCCGGTTTTGCAGTTCCTTGGCCGCGTAATCAATAGCGGCGTTCAACTTGTCTTTTCCTTTGATAAACTCATCCTGATTTTCAGCATAAGCCATAGCTTCACGCGCTACTTTGAAAATCAGCTCCTGTTGATCCGCATTTGTCCGTGCCTGAATCCAGCTGATCAAGTACGACTTCGCGGAAGTAATCGCCACTGTCAGCACGCCTGCCAGAGCCGTAACAAACGCTAGAATGAGCGGTGTAAGAATCTCCGTAATGTGTTGAGCCATGTAATGATCCTCCTCTAAATTTACAGCCTCTCGGCCATACGTTTGATAAGCAGTGCAACGTAGTCCCCTCTTGCCGTCCCGCCGGTTCGTGCATGGACAGCCCAATACTCTGGGGAATTGATCACACCTGCCTTTTGCAGCTTAGCCAGATCATCCTTTAAGGTATCAGCTGCAGCAGCTGCAGTCGGCAGCCCAAAAGCTTCCGCAAGTCCGTCCGCGGTTGCCCTTGCTATATGGTCCAGGAAGTCCTCCTTTTTTAGCAGAGCCGCGTCAGTAGAATTGTCAATAAATCCATATTCAAGAAGTGCAGCAGGCATCGCAGTTTGACGGAGTACGGCCAGGTTTGCCTTTTTCATCCCTCTATCAGGCAGCTCTTTCTCTTTGAATATTTTCGCGATTTTCTTATGAATCGCGGATTGAATCTGCTTTGTTATGCTGTCATCCTTGACTGACGTATACACGAATGATTCAAAACCGCTCCCACCACCCGCATTGATGTGTACAGACAGGTAATAATCGGCCCCAAGGGTATTAGCGAACGCAGCTCGCTCCGATAAATCCTTCGATTTATCAGGATTCAAGTCTTTATCCGTTGCGCGCACCAGACGGGTGTCCGCCCGATCTCCCAAGTGTCCGGCAATCTTGTGAACCAATAGAAGCGTCAACTGCTTTTCTTGCAGTCCGTTCGCCACCGCACCCGAGTCTCTTCCGCCGTGACCCGCATCCAGCACGATCCTTACTTTCTTCATGGACTACCCCTCCCTAAAATAATAAAAGCCTTCCAGTCGGAAACCGGAAGGCTTTTAACCATCATCTTTATTGGCTGAATAGATAAGTGACAATGATACCGATTGTAACGCCAATGACATACTTAGCGAAGTTCATCCAAGCTGTTTGAGAGCTTGTCCGCTCCTTATTGCCTTCAAAGCGTTCCTTGATGTTCTCACGTGTTACAAACTGCAGCAGCTCGGCATTGTTTCGCGTAATGTCACTTAACGTACTAAACACGCGCTGCTCAAAACCGTCAAATTTCTTCAGTACCTGGTCGACTAAATTATCGGTGTTTTTTTGTCCTGCAATCAATAATTGCACTTGAACATCCGTCTGAATTTGACTTTGTTTGAGTGTATCAATATCGGCACGATATTGGATACTCTCCCGGTTCAACCGGTCGATCTGAACCCCGTAATCCGTAATCTCAGGAGTCACTTGCTCTTCAGCTCCTTCCATACTCATGATCCTTTCATTAATCTTGAGCACTCTGCCCTGCAAAGTGCCACTTGATTTATAATAAGACGCTTGAAGCGCGCTTGCTCACTTTGAGCTTATTCCTTAGGTTGTCCGTCCGTGCCCAGATCCATTGCTAAAGCCCTTTCGACATCGGTACGCAAAGAGATCGGAACACTGCTAATTTCCCGGCGTCCGGCCTTGATCAGTTCGACATATACGTTTACCATACTTGTCATGCCGTAGGTTCGCCTCCCCCTGGTGACATGGCCGCAAACTGATCTTGCAGGCTGAGAAGTTGTTCAAAAACAGTTGCCACGGCGTCCAGGGCCGTAAAGGTTTGTTCCGTTTGAACGGCAAGTGCTATCTCCAGCGCTGCAATCTTCTGCTCGGCCTCAGTCGCTTCTTGCGGCTGCGGCTTTATGATCTCTTCGATTTCCTCCGGCGTGAGCGCTTCGGTCCATGACTCGGTTTCGAAATCCCACTTGGGGCGATACAAGCCTGGCGGAACACCTACAGCAATGCGGTACCCGGTGATTTTCGGTTCCTGTTGTACTTCTGCGCTGCCTTCTTCGGGATGTGGCAATGGGCCATAAATGGGAAAGACGCCTATCACATCATCTGTAACAAGCGTCGTTTCTTCGAACACACCCAGCGTATCGGTTATGATTGCTTCTTTCATCTGATCACTCCTGCTAAATGTTGGTATTAAATGTAATACTATCTAATAGAGCATAATCATTGCTTCCCGATTCTATACACACAGCCCCTGTCGGAAAAATTGTGACATAGCCGAACCCATTGCTTTGAAGAATAGGGAAATATAAGGCCCTACTAGGACGGTAGCCGACAGGTAAATAGAAAATAGCAGAAGCAATTGTAATTGCACCCTGGCTGACTCTTCCTCTCAAGCGTACATTACTTTGTGAGTCTTTATAGTATTGAGTACTGCCGTATAGCGGCAACCACCCATTAAGCAGCGTCGCCGCGATCCATTGCGGCTGTGCCTTGTTTGGCGCTATACTCTCCAGGATACTTACCCTTGTCTCAACGTTCGCTTGATTCGCTGCTACAGTGTCCAAGGTGGTTTTAAGATTGGAAGCGTATGATCCTGTAAGACTTCCGACTGGAGCCGTGATAGCATATTGGTCAAAAGCTAGATATGTGATTGAGTATGGGCTGTCTTTACCGTATTGTTGATCTGGTATTTCTGCCCTCTCTTCTCCAAACGCATAGCCACCGTTCCCCGCTGTAATTACACGCCAGGTATCCTTCAATCTTCCTCTATAGATACTTAAAATTTTATTTACCGCATACCTAGTCCCTGAATCAGCTATCGACGGATGTCCCTGCATGTTAATATGCCAGGTATTTCCATACTGATTATAGCTAGGCTTTGCCTGTTCCCGTACGATCATCCCCACGCCTACCTCAATTTGGTTCAACCCTTCGTGCAGCGTGATACTGCCTTCGGGGGTGATCTCCTTCACCGTTGGTTGCTCTAGTTGGTAGTTAAGGTGATAAGGGACCCAATTGAAATTGGGAGCTACTACAGTGGGGACGGTGCGCACCGTATAGTCTGGGGAGTGAGCATCAAGTGATCCGATCTGTACCCATGCCTTTAGAGAATTATCAGTCGTATTGTACGGATCATTATTAGGGCCACCCCATCTAAACATTCGCCAACCGTTGAAATATGCTTTTATTTCGTCAGCAGTTGGCGTGTAGTCGGGACCCCAACCGCTGTCGGAGTTTGCTATACGAAGATACAAAATATTATAGTTATTGCCTCCGATTTGCCACTCTTCACCAGTCCAGCCCAGGACGCCTCCCAGATCATTTTTGATTAAATTTCCATTATGCTTCACAAGATGACCTTGGGGCACAGTCTTGACAGCAGCCGATAATGAGGCAAGTTCAACGGTCTTCCCCCCCCCTGTGCCAGGTGTAACTTTCCAGTCTAGGCTCCCATCCAGTATGATTTGCTGGTGCTTAGACGTTTTCCAGTACTTCCCGTCTCGCTGCGTTACCTCGTCGCACACGCTACCATCGACGCTTGAGGCAAGTTTAATGTCCGGGAAAAAGAGATAATCATCCTCTCGCGGCTTGAAAGGCTTGGATGCAGTCCCAATTACGATCATTGGATTTGAATAAGTAACCACTTCAGATATAATTGGATTAAGATTACTGTCTACGGGTTTCATAACAAATTCCATAAATGCCGCGTTTGCCGGGGCTGGCTTCGTATCTCGAAGTACATCCGTCAAACGTCTTTTATTAGCATCTGTGAAATAATAATAGGCTTTTGCATTAGCTGGCTTTGTCGTAACTGTTGGAGTGTAATGCTGACCGGGCACTACCGGGGCAAAAAATTCGACGAAAACATTCGCATCCGCCTTATAGCGCATATCTGTACTATAAAGGCCTGTTATATCCGAATGACTCGGTGTAGATATGATCCAACTTTCCGAACTAGGCGCCAGGTTTTCACCCGTCTTAGTCACGTATGTTCCGGTTGTGTGCTGGACGCTATCGACGTAAGGGAAATGCTTAGCATACTCAGTCCATTCAGTACCGGATATATAATCATATTCTGATTGCGATATTTCGTAGAGTCTGATGGAATCCGCAAAAACCTGTTGCGGGGGATTAGCAGGAGTAAACTGTGTCATTAGAGCGGCGTCCAGAACCTGTATCCGAACTTCTAGTTTTAAAGTACCTGAAGGTGTTGTAAAACGAAATCCGACAGCCTCCCAAACCTCATTTTTAATTGGTATACTAATTTTATCCAGGAGTACTTTGTTAGCTGAGTCATAAGCTATCACACGATAGACACCTGCTCCAACTGCTGTTTTCATATCTCCGATTACGCAATAATTCTTATTCGGTCTAACATTCATAAGCTCGGTAGATACAAAATGTTCACCTATCGGTTCTGCCGCAGTAACGTAAACAGCACTTTTACCACTGGTCCAGATATTAGAAGTTGTCCCGGCAATTGCCCGGTTCACACTCCATTTTGACACGTTTTCACCATTCCCAAGCTTGCCCAGTAAATTTACCAACGTCCGGCCCTTAAGGCTTTCCAACCTAAACGGCGAGGTCCTGGAGGCATTAACGACCTGCACGCCGTTATTCAGAGTCACGGGCGTAAGCAAGGGACTTTGCTTGATATTTGCCTCTATACTGTCAATCGACGTATGAGCCTCTCCAATTCCCAGCTCAATTCGATTTAAATCATTCTCGGTTACGGTATCGTCTAATTTCCAATCTGTTTTTGCCTGATAGCTCAAAATTATCCCTCCTTAATCGTGATGGTCTGCCGCATGATCGTATCCGAAGTGATCGGAACATATACTTGATTAGTTGAAACCTTATTATGAAGCGAATCTTCAACTTCAATCGTTTGGACAGCATCCACTGATCCGAAGGGAACCAAATACTCCAGCGAGAGCATCCCTCCTGAAACGGTCTTGACCCTCAACTGCTCAATTTCATAGGTCCCATTCAGCACAATCTTCGTCACTTTGGCACTCGTATGCTCAGCCAGTTCATTCAAATAAGCCGGTTCAATCATTTCACCTGCACCTCCTGATTCCGTGTAGCAAAAGGCGTACTTCCTAATTTCCATGTCGTAGATAAACGCGTCCGCCTGGATAACGGCGTCTTAAACAGCTGTTCCTCGATCAGTATCGTGTCGCCTAAAGCTGTCTCCTGAAGGTAAACCAGATTAGCCGGTTTTACATTCCGGATCGTGTAGGCCAGTTCTTTAAAAAGAGGCGCGTCTGTTAATTTCGCGGTTATTTTTAGAATAGCCGCTTGAACATCGATGCTGACAATCGCTTTGCCTGGACCCAATAAATAATCCAGTCGCTCTTGCAGGTATCTCTCCGTAAAAGGCGGCTTCGTGGATAACCGGTTGATGATCCGCTTTCTGCGAAATTCCAACGTTTCGGCCGAAGTGTCTGCACGAATCGTTAACTGAGCCTCCCATCTTCTAATGGAAGACTCAGATGCCGTGAGCACGAATTTATCATCCAGCGCCTGCTCAACGGCCTTGTGCAGCCGATCGAATTCAGGATCTTCCGCAGCTGTAAGCTTCTGGAACTCCAGAATATCCCGGTACTGCTGCGGCAAGTATTTAATCAGTTCAGCCATGAAGCGTCACCGTCCCCTTAACCGGGATTTCTTCCGCTTCAAGCTCAACATTGCCGGTGCTGCCGTTTAGTCTGGTGACCGTGATGTCTGTGACACCCGCTACGGCTAGGATGCGCGCTTCGATCTGGCTCACCCGGACGATCAACCGTTCTTCGTCCTTCCAGAGCTTACGGAGGGAAAGAAAATAAGCCTCGATGACGGCCTCAATCTCCGGCCTCACCTGGCTTATCGTGGTATAACTCGCAAGGGTAATGTTCGTTTCAATTTCAATGCTTACACCGCTTGCTCCTGCAATCGTAACCCGATGACCGATCGGAGCCATCCCGATCCCTTCACCGCTGCTGACGACAGGATCTACAATGGTTTGGACGCTCTCGACAAGGGAAGCGGAAGGCTCATTATACTCGCTGGTGATGATTACACATTTTACTGTGCCGCCACCCTGCCAGACCGGGAATACCTTAACGCCTCCGACACCTGCCAGACTGTTGATTTTCTTTCTGTAGTCCGCGACGTTACCGCCAAAAGGCTGCTCGTTGATGGCTTCGAGATAGCGTTTGCGGAGAGCTTCATCCGTTTCATCGTCCTCACCGGGAACAACCTCTCCGGTCAGCACCGCACGGGCCAGGTCCGGAATATAGTCAATCGGAATCATCGTCCCGAATATCCGGTTGGCCGTTCTTCCTGCGGTCTCAGCTTCCATGACATATTCCCCTGCTGCCAGTCGTTCAACCGCTGTGAAGTTCGTGTTCTGCGCTGTAAACCGGCTGCCAAGCGGTATATCCAGCAGGGTATCTCCTTTAGCGAAGAATTGTCCTTTCTTAAGCGCTTTCGTTTTCCGTTCGCGGTTCACCCCGTATTCGGCTGTCCGCCGCTCCAGGTATTCGCCGGTTGCCGTATCTGCATATGCAAGTGATTTGTCCTGCTCTAGGCTCACATAAGCCTGAGCCAGTTCTGCGGCGGCCGGGGCGATTGCATTGTAGATAATACTGCCCTCACGCTTATCCAAATCATCCGGTATCCGGCTCAGCATCCGCTTAATCAGGATGTCAAATGTCTGGTACTCAACCAAGTCCTCTCACCTCTTTCTCTACTTCCAATACCCCTTCTATCGTATATATCCGGAAACTGAACAGCACCCTGTCTTCCTTGAAGCTGAACGTAAAATCCGTTACGGCTGTTATCCGTTCATCCTGAAGCAGCGCTTCTGCGACCCGGCGCTTCAGCTCGGATTGCAACAGAAGTGAATCTGTGCCGATGAGACCGGGCAGCTCACTGCCGTAATTAAAGCTGTAGATCAAATGCTCATACCGCTGCGTGTTCAGAATAGCGTATACGGTCTGTTTGATCGCTTCGATCCCGTCGATCATGCCCGATATGCGTTTATTCTCGAAGTCGACCCGGTAAGTCAGACTCGGCTGCAGCTCTGCCGATGCCAGCGTGGTCGGGAGAGAAGTAACGGGTAAAGTGCTCATGATTCAGCCGCCTTTCCCAATACAATGAAGCTTTGGCCGCCCTGAACGCGCAGAAGAACAAGACTGCTGCCTACGCGGATATCGGTTACATGATCCAATACCACCAAGAAGTCCTCTGCAAGCCGGAAACGCTGATCCACGCTTACCTCCAGCGGACTCACCCGGGTAACCGCTGCATACAAGACAGCGACCGGATCGTCCGATCCTACTGCATCGCGTCCAATCTCTTTAATTAAATTAAGGAGGCTCATCTTAAATCACCTTCAAATCCAATGTCATCGTATGCTCACTGCCGTCAAAACGATGCGTGCATTCATCAACCAGAAAATATTGCTTTAACTCCAGCTCCTGGATATAAATGTAGACAAAGCAGCCGGCCCGGAACCGGAGATCACCGAGAGCGGTGATTTGGAGCGTCTTCTTTTCCCGGTTCTTAACCGTCATGAGGTTGTTCAGCAGCTCATTAATTTGAGCACTGTTCATGTTCTCATTCACTTTTTCGTAATACTGAAGCTTTCCCCATTTGGCAATATTAGCGGAGTCTTGGGCAATGTATACGTCTCTTTGCTTGGTTTCCTTATTATCATGGACCAATTTGACACGGTTGAAGACATCTTGGTCGATGCTCCGCTTCTGCTGATACCCCACCATCAAGCTCTCGTCTCCCACAGCGATTTCAACTGTCATATTATCGATATTCCGCAGCGTAATCTCACCGAAATCATCGTACAGCACGTAATTCTTTTTCGTGGCAACCAGAGTCATGTCCAGAGCTTTGCATACCGTGTCAAAAAGCTTCTTGTTGTCCTCCACCATCGAAGGAATGGCATAGCCCGTCTCCTCCAGAACGCCCACTTTCAGGTCCAAATCTTTGGCAATCCGCCGGATCACATCCGTTGCTGTAGTATTGGAGAATACATAGGTATCATTAGACATCAAGTACCTGAGCTGATCAAAAGCCGTGAGCTTGACGGTCTCTTCCTTATCTCTCTCCACGGTAAAAACATAGCCGTGAAACACGTTGATGTGATCCTTCCGAAGCCAGATCACATCCCCGTTGTTAACGTTAAACGCCTTATTCTGATAAAGAGCCCCGCGGATGAAATCAATCTCCAGACTCGATGCCCGGCCGATCCGGCTTGTCTTCCAGGACAGGTTATGAACGAGTTCGGACATATCCCAGACATAGCCATTGCGATTATCCATCAACAATTCGAACATAAGTCCCTCCTATGGAAGTTTAATTACCGTCCCGATTCTAAGTTTTTTGAGCTGCGCATCTGTAAAACCATTGAACTTCTGAATCTCCTTAAACCGGCTCTCATCACCCAATACCGTCTTCGCCACTTTCCAGAGGGAATCCCCCGCTTTAAGCGTATATGTCTTAGGCGTTTGTTTCTCATCCTGCCTCTTCGGCTGCTCCGCCGCCTGGACCTGTTCGCCGCTCGAATTCGTCTTCACGATAACTCTCCGCGCTGCGTAAAAGACGTACTTCTTAAGCGTCATGTCGAACTCAATATCGCCCGGTGATCCCGCCGCTTCCTTCCAAGTGAAGGAACTGATGGTAGCAGCCAGATTTATGTCGAAATTAGAGCCGACAAAAACAAAACGCATCGGTCGCCGGGTGGCCATCCAACTCTCAATGAGCTGCACATAGCGGAATGGCTCCAGAAGCACGGTGTCGACTACAAACGGATAACGGACCGCCGGGAAAAAGCTGCTGAAACTGATTTCGGTCAACTGGGGATCCTTCGGAATATTGATTTCTCCGCCCTTCACCAGGTTATACGATTTCCCTTCTACCCCGCCCGACACTTCGATTTCTTCCGGATTGACCGGAAGCCGGAAGCCGTTCTCCTGATTGTTAAAGCTTAAATAAATGCCGTAATCGTACATTAGCCGTACACCCCCTTGGCGGAAGCGGCAACCTCGAGGGTCAGGGCCTGGGTAATCCTGTCCACAATCGTGTTAATGTCGTCACCGGTATTAATGTCCCCCGTCTCCACGGACACCGTAGGAGTGAGCGTAACGAAGTTCTGAATGCTGCTCATTTCCGCTAGCTCTCTCATAAGCTGCAGGTTTTCATCGGCTATGTCGACCTTGTCTTCGATCTGGCCGACTGTATCGACTTTGCCGATGTTGCCCATGTTGCCCATGTTGCCCATATTGGCGGCTTTGGGCCCTGCTATCCCTTTACTCGGATCATTCTTCCATTTATTCAGATCTTCTTGAGGATCTTTCTCATTTTTAAATTTATCCGCTATTGAATTAAAAGCTCCTGCTCCTTTGCCATACCCGAAATCAAATTCGTTCTTTAGGTTCTTGTATTCCATATGATCGAATTTCAGTACTTTCTTGTCCGTTTCAGGTTTTTTCATCTTCATCATAATTCCGCTTAAACCATCACTAAGAGCGTGCGTATTATTCTCATCAAACAACCCGAGCGGTGGAATGTTCATTCCAGGTAATTTGTTCATTGCATCAGCAAGCCAATTCATACCTTTCAATACGCCGTTGATTCCCTGGAGAATCGTCTTCATAAAGCCGCCCGCGAATTCCTCGGCACTCCGCAACATGGTTAACATTAATTCCCCAAAAGATTGAGCCAAATTATAGGAAATCATTTCCAATGCATACAACGGATCTGCTAGAAAGTTGAAAATAGATTCTGCTATACTCATAACGAAATTATAAATGAATGCAAAAACGTTCATTATTATTCCCACTAACATCATAAATGCTCCCGCAATAAAACCCGCAACTTGTTCACCCGTAACACCAAAATGAATCAGCATAAATACGAGGGCTCCTATTAGTACACCAATAAGAATGATCGGTGCGTACGTCATCATCCATGCAACCGCTTGAGCATACAAGGGTGGTATTGCAGCCCATAGAGAAGCGATCATTCCCCATATTCTCGGAATCAGTATAGCCGTTAAAGCACCCGCAATACCAGCCAGCACCGAGGCAATAACGGGCCAGGCAAACACAATTAAGTTAATGAATTGCTGCACTCCCCAGACCAAGAAACTAAAACCTTGTACGGCTATCCATAATGCCCCGGATAACGCATTGAAAAAAGTTTGAAGCTGCCCATTTTGAAACGCCTGATTTAACATCTCAATGATAGGCATTAACGCATTCATAGCATTACCGCCTGCTCCTGACATCGCATCGTTGAAATTGCTGCGAAGCGTCTCAACCTGGGTTAACGGTGTATTAAACATGGTATCAAATGCTTGTTGACCCATGTTCTGTTTTTGAAGAAGTTTGTCAAAAGCAGCAATTAACCCGTCGATATCTCCTTTTTTACTGAGATCTTCAAGCTTATATTTCTGTAAATCGGCTTTAGGAAGACTGAATTTATCGGTAAGTTTAGTTATGTCCCCCGACATGGCTTTTCGAATAGCTTCGAAAGCAACCTCAGGCTTATTCCCTGAACTATCAAGAATACTTAACCGGGCAGCCAGACTATTTGCTTTATCGAGTTGTTTCGTATTCTGTACAGAAGGCATTAAAGATAGAGTCCCTTTGAGATAATCTTGAGGGTCCATGCCTGATTTTAAAGCATCCTGATTGTACTTATTAAACATGGAACTGCCCAGAGCTTCATTCCCCGTTCGTGCAACAAAGAGATCTTTTAATTTCTCATCTTCCATAGCCCCCTTGACCGACATAAGGGCTATCGGCCCTACCGCAGCATAGATTGTAGCTGCAAGCTTCTGAAAGTTTTGAATCCCTTTTAAGATCGACAAGTTAAACCGATTCTGGGATTTTTCCGCCTCATTAACAGCTTCCGCCACTTCTTCCGTGGCGCCTTTTACTTCCTCAGTCGTTCCCTGAGCTCCTTTTGCGGCTGCCTGTAGTCCATTTGTCGCCGTTTGCGCCCCTTGGGCAGCTGCTTGCACATTCTGCATGTTCACAACCATCATATTGATGGTTTGGTTAATCTGAGTCAAATTAACGCCCATGGAATCAAACATACCGGAGCTGCTGCTCGCTGCTTTAGGACTAAAAAGCTCCAGACTTGTGCCCGCTGGTGAAGGATTGTACGGCTGCACACTTGTAGGAGGCGGGTTATAAAGCTGCAGACTTGTAGAAGCACTACTCATACGCGTTCCTCCTTCCTCTATAAAAATAAGACGCCCCTACTGGTATAGGGGCGTCATTTATTTCGTTGCCGACAAGACGCAGCAGGCAATTCAGGCCGCATGCGGCGGCAGAAGCAAAGCCTATTTCCTCTTCCTGCGCGCCTGCTTCTCTTTGCTTACCTTATAGTCAATCATAGCAAAGATCGCAGCTTTTTCTCTGACAGACATGGCTGTCAGGTCATGCGGAAGAATGTGCAGTTCATGGAGGGCATAGTAGGCATAATTCGCCTCGCCATCGCCCTCCTCCATTAGTTTTTTACCTCATCCTTCAGATCATTCACGCTCTGGTCAAAGCCGTTAACGGCTTGAACTTTCTCCAACAGAACGGCATATTCACCCGGCAGCAGCATCTTGACAACCAGCTTTTCAGCGGCCATCACCCCGTAAGACTTCAGAAGCTCCGCGTCTTTCAGGTTTGGGAAAGCGACGGAAGCGACAACAAGACGGGCCAGATACTCGTTCGTATCCATTTCCGGCATGTACATGCCGCCTTTTCCCTTCACTTTGCGGGTTGCAGCCTTACGGCACTCCTGGTTTTCTTCTTCTGTGATACTTCTGATCTTCCAGGATACATTCTTACCGTCTTTATCTTTAAAACGGTATGATACTTCTACCGTTTCTTCCGTATCCACGCTCGCGTTCTGCGCGAAAAACATGCTTAAGCTGCTCATTTATATTCCTCCTGTTAGCCGCCCAGTACCGGTGCGGTGAATGAATCGGGGATTTGCACATCTTCGAACGTGAATTCAATGTCTTCTTCCAGAGCTTCCGACTCCGTATTGAGAGAGGCCATCATAACGCTGTCCAGATTCACACCCAGGAGCGTAACTGTCTGGGTACCGATGGTGGAGCTCGGGTCTTCATTGGTGACCATGATATCAAAATAGGTATCTTTACCTGTTTTGATATAGTCGTACATTAATTTACGGAAACGGGACGTTACATAATAGATCGTCATGCTGCCGGAACCGGACCAGCCTGCCGCTTTATGCTGAGTTCCACGACGGCCCAGTGTACGCACCTCGGACTTCTGCTTCTCAGCTGTCGCCTCCAGTGATTTGATGTAGAACATTTCCTCGACTTTGCCGTCGATCGTAGCGTAAGCCCGGCCTTCCTGGCCGGAGATGGTATCATTTCCTTTTAGGAAACCCATGTTATCTCACCTTCACTTCCATATAAATTTTTTCTACGGCATCTGCCGGCTGAACATACGAAGAGATCAGAATACTGTCGCTATCCATACCTTCTGTCACTTGAACGTCTTTCTGGGCGTCCAGGTTCTTGATCGCATTGATTCCTTGGAGGGTCGTCAGATACTGCACAGCTTCTTTGAGGAAAAGATTGCGGCCATCCTTGTTGTTATCTACTTTGCCGATGTAGAAGGAATCAAAGATTCGTTTCAAGTCATTTGCGATACCATCCAGGACCCGGATAACTCTATTCTTGGAGAATTGTCTGCCTTTGGCGGAAGTGAAAGATTTAAACGTATTGATATCCACTTCTACAAGGGCACGTCCCGCACTTGGCGTGAACACAAATTCCCCATTCTCGATAGCCGTGACGATTTGAGTATTCGTGTAACGGATATCCACATCAACCGCATCGTCATAAGCTTGATGGGTAAGAGATTGATTGACGGCAGCGGATGCCGTGGCAGCGGCAACCCATACGACCGCCTCCGATGCGGGGACGAGAGTACCATCCGCCAGAATGACACCGTTCTTGACGCTGATCACGCCCTCGTTGTCTGCAAGAGGGTAATTTTCAAGCACCAGCTGAATCTTCCTGCCTTCTGCGTCTCTAAGGCGTTTGACAAATGCCGTATAGATGCTTTTGAGCGTCGGATCGGAAGACGGCAGAGCAAGGGTGTTAAAGTCCAGCACTTCCGCAGCTGCGAGGTAATCGGCATGATCCTGGTTCGTTACCGTACCGTTATCCCCGCCTGTCAATGGCATTCCAGCCGTAACCTCCAGTGCCCCGGTTCCTGAGAAATCAATCCATGCATTATCCTTCAGATCCTGGATAGCCGGAACCGTCTGCGTATCTACCATTCTGCCGGCAAGAAGTGTATTTACATCAAACTTCGTATTGTCGTCAATGTTAGGCTGGATCACGATAGCGAGATCATTACCCAGTATTCCTCCATGTTTAGCCGTCGCGGTTAATCCGCTTTTCGTAACAGCCGCTTTAACACCGGTATTAAGACGATAAACCAGAACAGTTTTAGCCCGTTTGAATGCCTCACGAAGCAGCAGCATTTCCGGAGCCGTAATATCATAGCCAAGCTGGTCTCTGAGATCCTCACCTGCTTGAAGCTCAATTACTTGTTTCGGAGCACCCCAGCTGAGTGCCAGCGGGAAGCTTACGGTACCGCGATCCCCCACTGTACCAAGCGTTTTAGGATCACTTACGATATTAATATACGTACCGGGTCTCACTTTATTTTGCGTTGTCCAATTTCCTCCGGTCATTTCTGTACCTCCTTCAAATAAAATTCTTGTTGGATCTGTTCAATTTCGCTCCAGGTATATCGCTCATCATCAGAGAGCAAACCTGCAAGAACATCCTTCTGCAGCAATGTAAACTGGCCGGACCCCAGAAACTGTTCCTTGGTGTATCCTTCTTCATTTTTCAACTTAGTCATGCTTGATTTGTCCCTCCTGTTTCAGGCTGCCCATCTTCGCAGCAGATACCTCCGTGCGCAGCACTTGAAATTCGTAATCCACGTAGAAACGCAGCACATCATCAACGGCTTCATGCCGCATTCTGATTCCATGGAGCATACTTCCTGCCGCCGTAATAAATTCCAGCTTATCGTACAATTGCTCAGCTGCATGATGCCGCTCTCTGCCGGTTGCGCCGAAATACCGGATCTCAAGCGTGCAGGCCCGGCTGTAACGGCGTCCTTGCAGGCGTGTCTGTTTGCTTGCGATAAGCTGGATATAGAAGCTGCCTGGTTGTAAAGCTTCTGGAACCTTCTCGTCATATACTTGATTGCTTGGAAAAGCTGCCGCAACCGATGCGGCGACGGCATCACGGATTTTATTTTCCGTCATCTTCTGCCCATCCCTCTTTCATCGACCCGCTTGGGCCTGGAATACTCCATGACCTGCGTTTGTTGCAGGGTGTTCTACAAGTTCATCTCACCACGCTCCCGTTTGATATACAGGCTAAGCTTTGATAAAAACTAAAGTGCTCGGGCCCAAGGGAATAGCAAAGGCCCCGGCAGTCTCAGCCAGGGCCCAAAATGTTCTGATTAACCACCGCTTATTAGTTGTCAATGTCCTCATATGGAGGTTCGGCGCGGTGCTATCAGGTTTTTATCACTTTTCTACAATTTCATCTTATCACGTTCAAATGTCCAGTTGGTGCTCATCCTAGAGTCAGGTTACGTCCAACTGCATTCACATTACAGTCAGAATTCAGCGTTATCTTGTTCAAAGAAACCGATCAGCTTCAAGTGATTAGCCATATTGACCATTCCTTCCGTCATCTTACGTCGGATCGTGCTGTCACTGAGGGCGGCGCGCCGGAAAAACAAAATGGTCTCCGTATAAGAACACCCTTCTATATACCTCCGTTTAATTACTTCCTTGGCCTCCGGGTCTCTAATCAAACCGAACGCACGGTACAGCATGGTGGTATAAAGTGTATACTGCTGGTACACCCATCGCTGCTTCTCCATCAGGATGACGGCATTAGCTGTTTTATCCGAATACAGCTCGTCCTGATCGATCCGGCGGGCTGCTTCACCATCTACCCCCACCATAGCGAGATCTTTTTCGTATTTCTCGAAGTCCTCCATTAACAGGATCATGCTTTTATATTTTTCTAGCAAAAATTTGGTCCGCTGAATCTCTTGTTCATTGGCGGCGGGAAATAACCCGCTTTGTTTCTGCTGCATAGTCCGTTCCATTGAAAGTCCCCCTCAGTTTCCTTCATAAATTGTCAAACTTGTTGAATTCCTTCATGAAAACCAACTCGACCGTGCCAACGGGGCCATTTCGCTGCTTAGCCATAATAATTTCAATCCGGTTCTTCTTCTCTGATTCTTTATCGTAATAATCTTCCCGGTGTAGGAAGGCTACGATATCAGCATCCTGCTCAATGGATCCCGATTCTCTGAGATCCGACAAAACAGGCCGCTTATCCTGCCTCTGCTCCACACTGCGGGAAAGCTGGGAAAGAGCGAGGACCGGGACGTCCAGCTCACGGGCGAGCTGCTTGAGTGTACGCGATATCTCAGACACTTCCTGTTGCCTGTTACCGTCTTTCCGTGTTCCGGCGATCAGCTGCAAATAATCAATGATAATCATGCCGAGTCCCTTCTCCTTTTTCAGCCGCCGGCACTTTGCCCGGATTTCCCCCGCCGTAACGGCCGGGGAATCATCGATATAAATAGGAGCCTCCGATATCCGGCTGAGGGCCATCGTCATTTTGTTCCAGTCAGCCGGCTCCAGTGTGCCTGTCCTGAGCCTGCCGGCATCCACATTTGCCTCTGCCGAGATAATTCGTTGCGCAAGCTGCTGCACTCCCATTTCAAGGCTGAAAATAGCAACCGTTTCCTTGTTCCTTATACTCACATTCTGAGCGATATTGAGAGCAAAGGCCGTTTTACCGACCGAAGGTCTTGCTGCAATAACAATCAAGTCCGACTTCTGGAATCCGTTCGTCAGCCTATCCAGGTCATCGAAGCCGGAAAGCAGCCCCGCTCCTTCACCGCTGCCTGTGCTGTAGAAATTCCGCTCAATCTTCTCGAAACATTGAATGGCTGCCTTCTTGATAGGATGAAAAGGCTGTTGAATACACTCTTGTGCGGTCAATGTATCCGTACCCGCCTGGATCATGGCAACCAGCTCAGCTATATCCTCGCGCTCTTCCGCATGCTTCAGCTGCTGCCTGAGCTGCAGGATAATTCGCCTGTGCACCGCCTTGTCTTTCACAAGACCGGCATAGTAAGCCAGATTCGCTGCGGTCGGCACGGAGTTAACTAGCTCCGCTAAGTAGCAAACACCCCCGGCACTCTCCAGCATTCCTTTGCTGTGGAGCCTCTCCGCTAGTGATATCGTGTCTATCGCTATCCCTTCACCCGCAAGTTCCAACAAGGCGCCGAACGTGATTCGGTGATTCGGATAGTAAAATTCATCGCCTTTCAGAATGACATCCGCCTGACCCATCGTTAGAGGATCCATCAGAATGGCGCCAAGCACTGCCTGTTCCGCTTGCAGATGATTCGGCAGCGGCGTGTTATGAATGTCTAGTACCAAGCTTGCTCAACCTCTCTTTCAGTTCGGGCGGTAGAGGGACAGGTTCAATCATTCGCTGCTGCCCGTTGGCATCACGGACTATGAAGCGGTTATCCAGCATCTGACGGGTTTCGGCAGCGTCCGGTATATACCGGCCTTCCCGTCCATGTCCCGGCTTCCTGGCCAGAAATCCGGGTGTTGGCGGAAAACGGTGATCCGGATGAAGGATGTATTCCATAAGGTTCTTTTCCGCTAGCTCAAAGGGGATCTCTTTTAGAATGCTCTGCCATAGTTTCACTTTGAAATCATCATAAGAAAAGCCGGTGAATGTGTTATCAATCACCAGAAATATCTTGCGCACTTCGACCTCGTTCACGTTCTTCCGCCTCCTGTATTTTTCGGATTGCCAGCTCGTTTTTGGAATGCTGGGAATTCCTGATCCCTCCGCTCTGCTTCGATGAAGCCATCCTGGGTTTTCCTATCAGGACCTTATTTGCCCAAGCCTCGTTAATGGCATTAACATAATAGTTGAAGCTCGACGGCTGACTGAAAACCAGCCCAGCTTCTTTATCCCGCCCGCACTTGGCATCGTACAGTTTACGCATAGTCTGAATGACGAAGGAAACCGGTATGCCGGATGCATACATACCCTTGATAGCCTGCCGTTCGGTTGGTTTAAGGTGTATGTCCAGACGGTTATGAAGTTCACAATAGGCCTTCACAATCTGTATGAAAGGTTCTGCCATAGGCCCCTGTAAGTGAGAGATATTTCCTATCCCCTCAGTAGCAGTACTTTCTTGTTCTGTACCCCGGTAACAGGTAACATCCCCTGAATTTGCGTTATCTTTAACAGCAGCAGGGTTATATAGATCCCAATTTATAGCGGTTATCAGCGTCCCGTAACTGTTACCTCTAACCCCAGGGGAAGCGTTACCCGTAACAGGTTCATAATGGATCATGCGGTGCTTTCTCATCCACTTTAAGATAGAGTCAATTGTTTTAGGATTGGGTTCATATAACTTTCCCTGCTCCTGCCATCCCACCCCCTTTGCGATTGTACGCAAGGTGGATAAGCATTGCCCCGGGAGAATTACGAGCAAAGTCCCGTCTCCAAGTGTCATTTCAGCCTTTCCGTGGTTAAATTTATATTTCAGATATTGCCAGACCCGATGATATAAAGGAGGCATCCGCCATATATCACTGCTCAGTTCCTTGCGGTGATCTTTAATATATCCAGCCAATATTTTCACCTCGTGCTTTTCTGCTTCAACAGATAATTTCTTACGTACCCGTAGAATGTTTCCGCTTCTTGTCAGAGCAGCTAATTCAGAGAATATAACTTATCTACTCAAACATTAACAAATCCACCTAAAGTAGACTTCTAATCAAAAAAAATTTCATCTATTCTAATACCGACAATTTCTGAAAATTCCTTGGCTTTATCTAGAGGCATTTCATTCGCATTCCGTTCCCACTTCATATAGGTCTGCCGAGGGACTCCTAGTCTGTCAGCCACTTGTTGCTGAGATAAGCCGCATAATTCCCTTGCTTGTCTTGGAGATAGGGCCACGGTTTTGTTCCCCTTTCTATCGTAATGGAGTTATATTATTCTACTTTAAGTGGATTGTCAACGTTTATAAGTACGACAATTATACCTTTCAGTTGATTTTCGTCATCAACTATCCTATAATTTACTTAAAATAGAGCGGAGGATTCGGTTGTGGGAATTAGCGAAAATATTAAAATCGTTCGTGAGCGCTACGGGTTAACTCAACAAGATTTGGCGGATATCGCTGGGGTTACGAACAAAGCTGTTTCCGCCTGGGAAACGGGCCACAAAGAGCCCCGGATGGGGGCTATCGAGAAAATCGCCAACCGTTTTGGCATCAAGAAAAGCAACCTTATTGAAGATGGCGGAATGCAGCAGACCGATTCCAGCTTTCCCGGGACCATTGCAGCCCATTTTGACGGGGAAGAATACACGGAAGAAGAAATGCGTGAAATTCTAGAATACGCCAAATACATCAAATCAAAACGTAAGTGAGGTTGAGCCATTTGTTTAAATCACTTCTTGCTGAAGCAGAAAAAAATGGCGTCCAGGTTGTCGAACATGTTTTCAACAGTCGTAAACTCAAAGGTTTATATATGGATGGATTTATCATTTTGAATTCTCGAGCAATACGCACCTGGACCGAAAAGACGTGCATTATCGCTGAAGAACTCGGCCATTATCACACTTCTGCAGGAAACATCTTGGATCAGTCAACCTTACAGAATCGCAAGCAGGAGAAGAGGGCCCGAAACTGGGCCTATGAGAGACTCGTTAGTTTACTAGCCATAACAGAGGCTTTCGAACACGGAGTTCAGAACCGATATGAATTAGCGGATTATTTGAATGTAACCGAGGAGTTTTTGACGGAGACAATTGACCATTATCAAGAAAAATACGGATTATGTACACCGGCGGGAGATTATATTGTTTACTTTAACCCTCTTGGAGTAGTAAAACTGTTCGAATAGAACCATGATTCAGGACCTTCCAGTAAACCCATTACGACCTCAAACTTCTTTCTAAAAGAAGAAACCCGGTGTTTCCTATGTTCAGGAAACACCGGGTTTTCTGGTTCGAGTTTTTAACGCTTAAAGTGCATAAAAAAAACATGCCCGGCAGACCATCCTGACACGCAGGATCGTCACCAGACACGTCTTTCTAAACAAAGATGCTTACTTTCAAGTAGACCCTCGTACGGGCTTTGTGCGAGATCGGGGAACCGCTGCAGTGCAGCGTTTAACCGATACTGCCTTCCATCTCGAACTTGATGAGACGGTTCATTTCGACCGCATATTCCATCGGCAATTCTTTGGTGAAAGGCTCGATGAAGCCCATGACGATCATTTGAGTCGCTTCCGCATCCGTCAGACCGCGGCTCATCAGATAGAAGAGCTGATCTTCGGATACTTTCGATACGGTTGCTTCATGCTCAAGTGTGATGTTATCGTTCAGGATCTCGTTGTACGGGATCGTATCCGAAGTCGATTGCTTATCCATGATAAGCGTATCGCACTTGATGTTCGATTTGGAACCGGCGGAGTTGCGGCCGAATGATGCCAGACCACGGTAAGTTACTTTACCGCCGTGCTTGGAAATAGACTTCGATATGATCGTAGAAGTCGTATCCGGAGCCAAGTGATGCATTTTGGCACCTGCATCCTGATGCTGGCCTTTACCCGCAACGGCGATCGACAACACGGAGCCTTTGGCGCCGCGGCCTTTGAGAATAACCGCTGGATACTTCATCGTCAGCTTGGAACCGATATTGCCATCCACCCACTCCATGTTCGCGCCTTCTTCGGCAACGGCACGTTTGGTTACGAGGTTGTAGATGTTCGGTGCCCAGTTCTGAATGGTCGTATAACGGGCACGGGAATTTTTGCGGCAGACGATTTCTACAACCGCGCTGTGCAGGGAATTCGTGCTGTATACAGGAGCTGTACAGCCTTCAACATAGTGAACGAAGCTATCTTCATCCGTAATGATGAGTGTACGCTCGAATTGGCCCATGTTCTCCGAGTTGATACGGAAGTAAGCTTGAAGAGGCACTTCACATTTTACGCCTTTAGGCACATAAATGAAGCTTCCTCCGGACCACACCGCGCTGTTCAGCGCAGCGAATTTGTTATCTGTCGGAGGGATAACCGTTCCGAAATACTCACGGAACAAATCCGGGTATTCACGAAGCGCAGAATCCGTATCCATGAAGATAACGCCTTGATCTTCAAGTTCTTTCTGCATGCTGTGGTAAACGACTTCGGATTCATACTGTGCGGATACACCGGCAAGGAACTTTTGCTCCGCTTCCGGAATCCCCAATTTATCGAAGGTTTCCTTGATTTCAGTCGGAACTTCCTCCCATGTTTTCCCCTGCTTCTCAGAAGGCTTCACATAGTACTGAATCTCGTTAAAATCCAGATCGTCCAGATCCCCGCCCCAACGCGGCATCGGCATGCTGAAGAACTGCTCCAGTGATTTCAGACGGAACTCGAGCATCCACTCGGGCTCGCCCTTCATTCTGGAAATTTCGGTTACGATTTCTGCATTCAGCCCTTTTCCGGATTGGAAAATGGATTTATGCTCGTCCCGAAAGCCGTATTTGTACTCTTCCATTTCTGGCATTTGCTTGGCCAT